TGCTATAGCGCCTTTCATTAAAATGAACAAGCTTATTAGTGAACTAGCTTACAGTCTTGACCTTGATCCAGACGAACTGATCAACAATCCAGAAGAAGCGGCACTGATGGCTCAAATTATAGGGATGCAAAACAATGTTGGACAAGCAACTGGCCCGGAAGCTGGCCCCGCTGGTGAACAACCCGGAGATGTGGCTCCCGCTGAAGGAGTACCTCAACAGCCTCAAGACCTTGGAGCAACAGGTACTGGCGGTGGCAACATCGGAACTGGAGCTGTTCCGCAGTCAGGGGAAGCTGAGTTCTCTGGGTAAACTAGAGCAGCTGAAAGACATTGTAAAATCAGAATTGGAGAGAAAGTATGATGAATAAGAAAAAATATGCAGAAGGCGGTTCAATGCTTGTACCACCTGAGATGGCTCTAGAAGAAGAAGAGTCTATGATGCCTCCTGAAGAACCTGTAGACACTTTTACACCAGAAGAACAGGCAACAGCTTCAGAAGAGCAGCTCCCTGATGATGAAATGGAAGGAGCTTATCTAGAGGAAGTGCTAGGTCAGTCTTTAGACGAAACAGAACAAGAGTATTTAATAGGAGTATTGGAATCAGATTCAATGCTTAGTGAAATCTTTGATAAAGTCATAACGACTGCATCAGAGTTTTCTGGGGCTGGAGAAGTTGAAGGCCCCGGAACAGGTGTATCAGATTCTATTCCTGCGCGATTAAGCGATGGAGAGTTTGTGGTCACTGAAGAAGCTACTAGTGAGATCGGTGCAGATAATCTTCAAGTAATGATGGATGATGCTGAACGAAAAGCTAGTGGAGGTCTGGCGGGTTACGCCCAAGGAGGTTTGCTAGGTGATCCTTATGGAATGCCTATGCAAGAGGAAGATGATGCTGTAGAGAAATCTATGTTAAGAGCTAATCGGATGCCTAGCCTTATGGGAAACCGCTAATAAAATAAAATAAGTACGGCTACCTTGTAGTACAAGCACCCATTTCTAAAGACGTTTGAAATAGGCTACCTTGAAAGAAACAAGCCCCGTAGAAAGGAGAGTAGAATGTCCGAACAGGCACACGAAGAGGAAGAAGTATCCAATCCATATAATGCGCGTAAAGCGTGGCACAAGCAGGGGTCTTCAAAGACTTCTCAAAATGCAGGTGAAAGCTTATATTATGAAGAAGATAACGAACCTCAACAGCAGAAGGCTACCCGTAATAAAAAGGCCCCTTCTGATGATGATGAAGGCCAACCCAGTACTAACTATAAGAAGCGTTACGACGACCTAAAGAAACATTATGATCAGAAACTTAACGAATTTAAACGAAAAGAGCAGGACATGTTGGAACAGACTCAAGCGTCTGAACCTGTGTACGAAGCTCCAAAGTCTCAAGAGGACTTAGATCGTTTTAGAGAAGAGTATCCTGATCTGTATGATACGGTAGAAACTGTAGCTCATATGCGTAGCCAACAAGAAGTGGAAACGTTGCGTTCTAAACTTTCTGTCATTGAAGGCAGAGAAGCACAGATTGCAGCAAGAGAAGCTGAAACGGCTCTACAAGAAAGGCATCCAGACTTTGACACAATCAGAGGTGACGATAACTTTCACGACTGGGCGAAAGATCAACCGAATCAGATTCAGGCTTGGATTTATGACAATCCTGATGATGTTGGTTTAGCAATTAAAGCGTTAGATCTTTATAAGTTAGATACAGGTAAAGGACAAACTACTCAAAAGAAACGTTCAAATCGAAAGCAAAGTCAAGGCTCTGCTGCTGACATAGTATCTACTAAAACAACAAATGTAGATTCTAAAGAAGCTAGGATTTGGACAGAGGGCGAAATAGCGAAAATGTCCATTGATCAGTTTGATAGGTATGAACAAGAAATCAACCTAGCCATGATCGAAGGAAGAGTTCGTAGAGGATAATCTTTCTACTTTAAGGAGTAATTTTAAATGGCTTTTAACGTATCAGACGCTCTATTTGAGCAAGGCACCGACACCAATGGTAACTTTGGTAACAGTGTAGCAGGACAAACTAACTCGTTTTTCCTACCAAAAGTATATTCAAAACAAGTACTGAACTTTTTCCGTAAGTCGTCAGTAGCAGAAGCTATTACGAACACGGATTATGCTGGTGAAATTGCAGCATTCGGTGATAGTGTACGAATCATCAAAGAACCCGAAATTACTGTTTACCAGTATGAGCGTGGCGCAGACGTAACAAAGACAGCTTTGACCGACCAAGAAGTTACTCTTGTTATTGATACTGCTAACGCATTCAAGTTCATTGTCGATGATATTGAAACAAACATGTCACATGTAAACTTCCGTGACGTAGCCACTTCTTCAGCTGCTTACGCTCTGCGTGATGCTTTTGATACAGGTGTTATTGCTTCAATGTTCGCTGGTGTTTCTGCCTCTAGTCCTAACCATATTCTTGGTTCTGACAATGCAACTGACCTTGCTGCTGGTACTTTCGACGGTACTGGTAACTTGGATATCGGTTTCGGCTCTTCAGAGCATGATCCTATTGATGTTCTTTCTCGTATGGCTCGTCTTCTTGACGAACAGAACGTACCTGAAGAAGGTCGCTGGTTCTTGGCATCTCCTGAGTTCTATGAAATCCTAGTACAAAGCTCTTCTAAGCTTCTGTCAGTGGATTACAATGCAGGACAGGGTTCAATCCGTAATGGTTTGGTAAGCTCTGGTAAGCTACGTGGCTTTGATATGTATAAGACTAACAACATTGCTGCTGCATCTAATGCTGCTGGTAAGTGTCTTGCTGGTCACATGTCAGCTACTGCTACTGCTCAGACTATCACTAGCACTGAGGTCATCCGTGACCCAGATAGCTTTGGTGATATTGTACGTGGTCTTCATGTATATGGCGCTAAGGTACTTCGTGGTGACGCGATGGTATCAGCCTTCTACGGCGTAGACTAATTGGTAAGGGGGCTGTAAAAGGCCCCCGATCCTTTAATTTATAAAGGTACAGAATATGGCAACCATTGGAAGTGAAAATAACCCTGTAGTTTTTAGGAAAGCGATTGTATCTAAAGAAAGCCGCTTTCGTAAGGGCTTTGACAGAGCCAAGTATCAAGAAAACTATGATAAGATTTTTAATAAAAGCTCTGACCAGAAAAGCGACAGAGCACTTAGTAAAACTTTTTCAACGGAGCAAGACTCATGAATAAAAGACAAGGTTATATGGGCGGTGGATACGGTACTAATATTTCACCTATGGACATGAAGAATAAAAGTATGATGGATGAGCAGATGCGTACTCCTAAAATGAAAGGCGGTATGATGATGTCTAAAGGTAATGCTAGTATTTCTGCAATGGAGAAAATGTGTTCTTCCAAAGCAGGTACGAACAACAGCGTATCTTCTAAGTGAAAGGTGTACCGCACTTTAAAAAGGATGGTACTGAGTACAAAGGTAATACTCATAAGATGCCTGACGGTTCTTTGCACACAGGAAAAACACACGGTAAAACAAGCGTGAAATTATTCCATAAGAAAGACTTATCTAAGAAATCTAAGGCAAAGGCAGGGAAGTAAACAATGGCAACATTCATTACATTAACAAATGAATTACTGCGAGAATTAAATGAGGTTGCTTTGACCTCTTCTACTTTTGCAGCGGCTATCGGTGTTCAGCAACATGCTAAAGACTGTAACAACAGGGCATACCTTGATATTGTTAATGAAGAACCTCAGTGGCCTTTCTTAGCTCAAGGTGAAAGCGGAGATACTGATCCTATGTACGGTAACACCTATGTTGAGACTGTAGCTGGTACACGTTGGTACGAGCTTAAGCCCTCATCTTCTAATATGACTACTGATTATGGTTACATTGATTGGGATCATTTCCTGCTTTCAACTGTAGGTGTAACAGGTGAAGCAGCACCTTACACTGTTCGTAACTTAAAGTTTACTACGACAGAAGAGTGGAAAGACTTTTACAGAGTTTCTGAAAACAAAGATGATGCTGACACTCAACAGTATGGTGTCCCCGGTAGAATTCTAAGAAGCCCTGACAGCCGTAAATTCGGAGTAAGTCCTATTCCAGATAAAGTATATCGTATTTGGTTTTATGCCTATACCCTCCCTACAGAGTTAGACGCTTTTGGAGATGCTATTGTATTTCCAGATGTTTATAAACCTGTCCTTTTAGCAAGAGCTAGATACTTTATGCATCAGTTTAAAGAAAACACACAAGCTGCTGCATTCGCTATGGACGATTATAAACGAGGTTTAAAGCTTATGAGACTTCACCTTATGGAACCAACTCCGGGTTACTTTAAAGACGATAGAATGAGATTCGTTTAATGTCGCAACCTTGGGGATATTCTTGTAAAGGCGGTTTAAATGTAAACCTAAACCAGCTTGAGATGCTTCAGAATCCGGGAGCTGCTACACGCCTACGGAACTTTGAGGTAGATCCTGACGGCGGTTACAGACGTATAGATGGCTTTACGCCTTTCGGAGATACCAAACCTAATGGATCTAACACTATACTAGGCATGGCCGTATACGCTGACGGCGTTGTTATCTGTTCAGGTACTGATATCTTTTTTAGTATAGACGGTGAAGATACTTGGTTACAGTTAAATAAAGCGTCTGTAGCATCAGGTGGAGATAATTACTCAGCCTTTACAGGTCGTTCAGTTGCCTCAAGAGCTAGCCAAGGAAGATGTACTTTTGCTCTTTATGAAGGTACTTCAGACTATGGTGAGCTTGTTATCTGCGATGGCGTTAACGAGCCTTTCTTATTCCAAATGACAGGCACAGGTATTTTAACTAGCCGTACATTCTTTGCTAAAGAAATAACAGTTAGTGGTACTACAGGCCCTTCACAAGCTGTTATACATGATAGACATTTAGTAGTTGCGGGAGCTTCTACATCTAGGAACACCCTGTACTATAGCAGTACGAATGATATTGATAGTTTTAGTGGTAGTGGCGCAGGAGCTATTGTAATCCCTGATGCTATTGTAGGTCTTGCAAGTTTTCGAGATGACTTAATTATTTTTGGCAGAAACACTATCCATAAGCTCTCTAACATTAATGATTCTAATGCAGTAAACGTAACGCCTATTACAACCAACGTAGGCTGTCTACATGGTGGAAGCATTCAAGAAGTAGGTGGCGACATTTTATTTCTTGCGCCAGATGGTGTACGAACTATTGCAGGTACATCAAGAATAGGTGACGTAGAGTTAAGCTCTGTTAGCAGGCAAATACAGTCTATTATTAAAGATATTGCTGCTAATCCTAATTTTATTATAACTAGTGCTGTTCTTAGGAGTAAATCTCAATATAGATTATTCTACAGTACAAATACTGAAAGCCCTTCAGTAGCTAGAGGCATTATAGGTACTTTAACCACTAATGGTTTTGCTTGGTCAGAAACACTAGGTATACAAGCTTTAGGCATGGTATCTGATTTAGCCTTCAGTGGAGTAGAAAAGATTCTGCATGGAGACAAGGATGGTTCTATTTATAACCATACAGATGGTACTTCTTTTTTCAATGCTGGTGAAGCGCAAAACATTGCAGCGGTTTATCAGACCCCTGACTTTGATTTTGGAGACGTAGGAACTAGAAAAACTCTTAAATATGCTAGAGTTTCTTTTAGTCCTGAAGGAGAAGTTAAGCCTAGCTTCAGAGTTAGATATGATTATGAAGATCCTGATATACCTCAACCCGAACCTTTCGACGTAACAACTATTGCCCTTCCTGCTATTTTCGGTACAGCAGTATTTGGGTTAGTAACCTTTGGAGCAACAAGCGACCCTATGGAAAGAATTACATTAGAAGGCTCTGGACATACCTGTAGCTTTAGAATTTCAAGTAACGACCAAAAACCCGCTTATGCTGTAAACGGTATTTATGTAGATTATATGCCATCAGGCAGGAGATAAATTAATGGCCCAGAATTACACACGACAAAGTTCTTTTGATGATGGCGATACAATTACAGCGTCTTTATTTAATAATGAGTTTAACCAGATAGTAAATGCTTTAGCCTACTCAGCAAGCAGCGATAGCTCTACCGGACATAAACATGATGGTACTTCCGGTCAAGGCGGTAACATCCCTCAAATAGGTGACATAGACTTTCTCAATAAGGTTGTTGTAGATAGCACTAATAACAGATGGGGTTTCTTTGTTCAGGTAAGCAGTTCCTCAGTTGAACAGATACGTATTCAAGACGGAGCTATTGTTCCTGTTACTGATTCAGATATTGACTTAGGTACTAGCTCACTAGAGTTTAAAGACTTATTTATTGATGGCACTGCTCATATAGATACACTAGATGTAGATGCTAATGCCACGATTGCAGGTACACTAGGTGTTACTGGAAACACAACTGTCGGTGGTACATTAGCTATTACAGGTAATACTACTGTTGGTGGAACTCTTGTTGTTACAGGTACTACAACATTCAACGGCGGTACTCTT